ACAGTGTCTATGGTGATGGCGATATAACACTAACCTCTACGGCTAAGGTAGAGAATCTAAACATATGAACGCCATAACAAAAAAATCAGCGGCCAACAAACGCCGAGCCAGTGCCAAAAAGAAAAAGAAAGCTACGTTACAGCAGGTGAACAACAAGTGGTTGCGGACAAAATTGGGTGTGGTAGACGGTGCTTAGATCCGTCTTTAAATGATGCAGTATCTCTCTCCTATTGAGTGTAAATTACTACTGCATAAAATCTAGGAAGCCTAGGGTTTGTTCCTTTGTCCCATGATCTCGACCTGACCCCATCGGGAGGCGAAGCGGGGTTTATAACTTCCTATAACGGAGAACTACATTGCGTATAGTAGATAACAGAGCAGTCTTGCTCCGACTGCGTGACCCCGCTAAAGTCACAGAGATAATACCTAAAAGCAAAGAGCTAGAAGACAACCACGTTCTGGTTAACTGGGGTATAGAAGAAGCCCAAGTACTAAAGAACCTTAACATAAACATACCCTCACCTATCAACGGTAGGTACGTGTTTACAGGTGACCTGACTCCCTTCGACCACCAGAAGTCCACCTCTGCTTTTCTAACCTTAAACAGACGGGCTTTCTGCTTTAACGAGCAAGGCACGGGTAAGACTGCCAGTGCTATATGGGCATCCGACTACCTGTTAAAGACAAAGCAGATCAAACGTGTGCTAGTCATATGCCCACTATCTATTATGGATTCGGCGTGGCTAGACGACATAAACAGGTTTACCCCCCACAGGTCTGTATCCGTAGCGCATGGCACACCTAAAGCTAGAGAGAAAGCCTTACGTAAGACTACTGACTATGTAATTATAAATTACGATGGGTTGGCTATTGTCGAGGACATCGTATCCAAGGCAGGGTTTGACTGCATAATTGTAGACGAGGCCACTCACTATAAGAATGCCCAGACCAAAAGATGGAAGACCCTTCACCGACTAGTCAAGGCTGATACTTGGTTGTGGATGATGACAGGCACACCTGCGGCACAGAGTCCACTTGATGCGTTTGGGTTAGCCAAACTAGTAAACCCCACTGCTGTACCTAAAGCCTTTGGTGCTTTCCGAGATAAGATAATGCGGAAGGTAACTAACTTTAAATGGGTTCCTAGACTTAATGCTACTGAGCATGTACATAAGATACTACAGCCAGCGATTCGGTTCACCAAAGAAGAGTGCCTTGACCTGCCGCCTATGGTGTATACCAAACGAGCCGTAGAGTTAACCCGACAACAAAAGAAATACTATAAGCTCTTACTAAAAGATATGACGTTCCAAGCGGAGGGCGAAGATATAACCGCCGTCAATGCGGCAGTGCACATAAACAAGCTGTTGCAGATATCGGCAGGGGCAGTGTACTCAACGGATAGGGTGTCGTTGGAGTTCGATATCAGCTATAGATACAAAGTACTACGTGAGGTTATAGAAGAGTCTAGTAAAAAAGTTCTGGTGTTTGTTCCGTTTAAGAACGCCATAGACCTCATAACTAGAAACTTACGAGATGACGGCATACCTACTGAAGTGATACGCGGTAGTGTCTCTGCGTCAGATAGAACCAAAATATTTAACTCATTTCAAACCACTCCTGACCCAAGAGTGTTAGTCATACAACCGCAATCTGCGGCACACGGCATAACTCTAACTGCGGCTAACACCGTGGTGTGGTGGTCACCTACAAGCTCACTAGAAATATATGCACAGGCTAATGCTAGGGTTCACAGGGCAGGGCAAGACCACAAGTGTACGGTAATACAACTGCAAGGCTCGACTGTGGAGAGGAGGTACTGGTCACTATTGGATACTAAAACTGACATACACACACAAATGATCGATCTTTACAAGGAACTGGTTGACTAAGATAGATAAAGGCAGTAAAGTTAGCATTTCAACACTATTAGAAGGGCGACAAAGATGAACCAACCGTATGTTCCGATTGAAGATGTAGCAAAACATTTTTCGGTCTCTGTGTCTACAGTTAGATCGTGGCTCAGACAGGGGCGCGTACCCAAGAATTCGTACATAGAGGTGGGAAACACTAGAAGGTTTTCCATCGCTGCGCTTGCTTCGGGGTTAGCACCTAAGACAGCCGATAAAGCACCAGTCTTTCAGGTAGATAGCGAAAGCGAAGAAGACTTCTACGGTGATATGTAATGCTTGTAGAGGACATGTCCAATGAGGACTACCACGCTCACCCTGCTATAAGCAGTTCGGCGGTAAAGACTATAAGCACTAAGTCGATACTCCATTGGAAGAACGCAGTATACAAAGACAATAGCGCATTCGACCTTGGCACTGCTGTACACGCAATGGTGTTAGAGCCTGAAAAAGATTTGGTACTTTGTGGCCCTGAAAATAGAAGGGGCAAGCTGTGGACAAGTGCTAGAGAAGAAGCACAGCTTGAAGGTAAGACCGTACTTACGCAGGAAGACTATGCTATATGCCTAGCTATGGTAAATAGTGTTATGTCTAACAGTGCGGCGGTAGACTTAGTATCTGATCTATGTGCGGTAAAAGAAGTTAGTATATTCGGTACGGATAAAGAGACGGGCCTAGCACTTAAAGCACGTCCTGACATATTTATACCGGAGAGGGGCATACTGGTAGACTTAAAAACTACCCGTGATGCTAGTCCAAAGCGTGGAGGCTTTGAGCGACAGTTCTTTAGTCTGGGGTACCATATCCAAGCGGCATTTTATAAGTACGTGCTTGAGTTGGCAGGTTACCCGATTGAAGACTTTATATTTCTGGCAGTAGAGAAGGAACCTCCCTATGCTGTACAGATACACAATTTGCACTCTGATGTACTTGACGAAGGTCTATACCAAGTCAGGCAAGTCTTGAGGCAGATAAAAGACGCGGCAGACAACGGTACAGAATCTACAGGTTGGCCTCCGCAAAACACCATACTTCTTCCGAAATGGATGAAAGCAACCGATAGGATAGATGACATGACTGACCATATGATAACCAACGTAGAGGCGCTATGGCCTCGTATTGACCGCACTTACCGCTTTGACCAAGCAGAGAAACGGTCTGTACCGTGTGAGCCGATTGATGATGGATCTTCTTACACGATACAATTCCGCATGACTAGTGGGCAAGCCAAAGAGTTATTCACTCACATGGCTAAGGCGTACACCGAAGCTCGTGAGGATGCTTGGCCTGAGCAGATTGAGGTGCCATTCAAGAAGGACGACGAGACAGGTACTTACACAGGTAAGGCTACGATCAAAGGTTCCTACGGTAAAGAAGCTACTAGGAAACCTAACCTTTATGACGCAGGTGGCAACAAGCTACCAGAAGAGTTCTTGCTAACTACGGGTAGCACTGTCAATGTCGCAGTGGCTTTCTTCCCCTACAACATGCGTGAGGCAGGTGTATCCCTCAGACTTCGTGCTGTACAGGTTATCAAGTACGTTGCGATGGAAGAGCGTAACCCCTTTGGTGCTGTAGAGGGGTATGTACATAGCCCAGATGATAACCCCTTCAAACCAGAACCTCTTATAGAAGATGCTTTCGTAGAAGAGGCTGAAGAAGCCCCTGTAGAACAAGTGGTAGAGAAAGCACCCCCACTCAAAGTAGTAAAGTCAAAAGCCGCTAGCAAGGCCAAACCAAAAGCGGATATCGACGAAGGCTTTAGTAACATTATCGACAACTGGGACTAGCTCCCAACTTAATACTCTGCGGCTAGGTTTTCCGAAAAGGACGGTTCTTGTCCCTGCCGCAGTGACTTCCAGTTTTTTGAGGGTCGATAATGCAAACTAGAAATTTCTTGTCTAGAGTTCTAGGAGGCAGTGGTAGTTATTGTATGTTTGCGTCACGTAAGTCTGACGGGCGTTTAGTACAAAAGTTTTACTCCACTGTCGATGAACTTGTAGATACAGCTAAAGAATTAGATGATGACGGGTACGATACATACTTTGGGCTAGGTACTTTTGGAGAGGGTGGAACACGTAAGACGACTAATGTATTAACACTAAACTCTTTTTTCTTAGACATAGACTGCGGCGAGACAAAAGATTACAGCACACAGTCCGAAGGGCTAGTTGCCCTAAAAGAATTCTGCAAGGCGTTGTCCTTGCCAAAGCCTACGCTAGTAAATTCTGGGCGTGGGATACATGTATATTGGGTACTCGACGAAGCAGTACCTAGAGACGAATGGATTCCGGTAGCACGTAGACTAAAGCAAGCGTGTAGTTTACACGGCCTACTAGCTGACCCTGCCGTAACTTCGGATGCGGCTAGGGTTTTGCGTGTGCCGTTTACCCATAACCATAAAGACTCACCGCCCTCGCAAGTTGAGTACATAGGCAATGGTGGCACTCCTAGTGTGGACTTTGACTCCTTTAGCAACCTACTAGGTGTAGACTTACCAGAGCCACCTACAAAAGCCCCACCTGCTGACGACAAGTATGCTCACCTTGAGAGCCACTTCAAAGACATACTTATAAAGAGCAGTAAGGGAAAGGGGTGCGAACAGATACGGTTGGCTATGACCGACAAGGAGGACGTATCTGAACCTATATGGCGTGGTGTACTGTCGGTATTAAAGTCTTGTGAAGACGGCAGTCGAGAGAAAGCACACGCTATATCGAAAGGCTACAGTGGCTATAACGCTTACGAAACTGACACCAAGTGGGATAACCTGCAACCCACCATGCCGTATAGCTGTGCAAGGTTCCACGAGAACAAGCTAGGGGTATGCCCTGACTGCCCCTACTGGTTGAAGGTGGGGTCACCCAAGACTCTAGGTAACAGAACAAAAGAAGCTGTAGACAACATAGTGCAAGCCCCTGCTGTAAGTATACCTTCTGCACCTGTAGCCACATACATCATACCCACGTACCCCAAACCCTACTTTAGGGGAGCTAATGGTGGGGTATACCTTAGAACCACGGATCGTGAAGGAGACCCCATAGAAGTTAACATATACCACAACGACTTATATGTGGTTAAACGAGTGTTAGATGTGGAGACAGGCGAATCAATAGTCATGCGTCTACACCTACCTAAAGACGGGGTCAGGGAGTTCACGATACCGCTAACTGCCGTAACATCTAAAGAAGAGTTTCGTAGGCAGATGTCAGAGAAGGGCGTAGCTGTCGCTAAAATGGAGGACATAATGCAGTACACAATAGCGTGGGTAAATGAGTTACAAGCATCAGGGGGTGCAACTATGGCGCATAAACAATTTGGCTGGGTTGGAGATGAATGCAAATCTTTTGTGCTAGGTGGGCAGGAACTGTTTAACGGTAAGGCAGAGTTTAACCCTCCTTCAACCCAAACAGCCGTTCTTATGTCCGCTTTTGAACCACGAGGTACCCTAGATGGTTGGAAGGAGACAATAAACTTTTATAACCGTGATGGCTTTGAACTGCACCAGTATGTAGTAGGTACAGGGTTTGGCTCTGTGCTTATGAAGTTTATGGGGGAGATAAGCTGTGCCGCACTACACTTGCACAGTAAAGAGTCTGGTGTGGGTAAGACTACAGCTATGTTAGCCTCGCTATCTACATGGGGCAGACCCGATGCCCTTATGCTACACGAGAGGGACACTCACGCTAGCAAGATGAACCGTGGAGAGGTTATGCACAACCTGCCGTTGTGTATGGACGAGCTAACCAATTCTTCTGGGAGACAACTCAGTGACATTGCCTATCAGTTTACCAGTGGTAAGCAACGTATGCGTATGTCAGGCGGTAGCAATATTGAAAGGTATAGGGGTGAACCGTGGAATCTGTTAGCGGTATCCACAGGCAACACAAGTATCGTAGAGCTTATATCCACCTACAAAGCTATGCCTAAAGCGGAAGCTCAACGGATACTAGAGATACGAGTTAAACGTATGTTTAATACACCCGATACTAAACAGCAGACCGATCAATTCTCTAGAGACTTAGACGCTAATTGTGGTTGGGCAGGTATAGAGTTCCTAGCACATATTATGAAGGACTTAGATGCGGTTAAGGCTCTTATAGCTAAGGTACAAGAGCGTGTGGATAGAGAAGCAGGGCTTACTTCAGAGAATAGGTTCTGGTCTGCACAGGTTACCGCCACCCTATCTGGCTTGATTTTAGCCAAGCAATATGGACTCATCAAGTACAACATAGAGCCTATATTCAAATGGATAATAGGCGAGGTAAAAATCAACAAGGCACGTGTAGAGGACATGAGTGCTAGTGTAGAGCAGACGCTGAATGACTACTTAAACGAGAACTGGGGTAACATACTGTGGATCAAAAGCACTGACGATCTACGCAGTAAGAATACTGACGCGGAGAGTATAGTCATACCGGAATCTATGCCCAGAGGCCAGCTAGTTGCTAGATATGAGACCGATGTTAAGAAAGTATACCTAGTGCTTAAACCGTTGAAGGAGTGGTGCGGTAAACAGCAATTAAACTATGGCTCTTTTATAGATGACTTGCTAACAAAAATGGGAGCCAAGCGCGATAAGGTTAGGTTGAGTAAGGGTACTCTTGTACGTCTGGCCCCTAGTGAAGTCATTGTAGTTAACTTCTCCGTAGATGCTGAAGCTAGACGACCTTAACCCAGACGGGGTAAAGATAGTCGTCAACTGGAGCAGTATGTCTTGTGGATACTCTGTGTTTATCCTGTGTATTAATACAGAGAAAGCTATCGCTCAACTAGCTAAGATACTAGACCGCAAGGGATGGCAGTGTACCGTTAAAGTTGTGGTAGAGGGTGGTAGACTAGGTGTAAGAGTATGGAGGATGGTGTGATATCCCCCTACTCTAGCCCTAATAGCTTGTCAAAATTAGTATACATCTTGTCAATGTCAGGATAATGGGACGTACTGTCCATTATATCTAGTGCTATCTGCCGGTTCGGTTTGCTTATAGTCGTACCTGCTAGCATATCTTTGGAGGTTTGCTGCCTCTGCTTTAACGACCTATCTAGGTACTCTCGGTCTATAGGGTTTTGAGGGTTGTCCTGATTAAACTTTCTTATCTTGTCCCGCACGTCTGCTTCTGGAAGTCCATTTCTTTTACGGTCATAAAGTTCACCGGCTATACGAGACTTTCTTTCGTTTATGGCTACGTCTATACCCTTACTGAGACTGCGTAACTCCATAACCCGACTGTACTCTGCGGGCATGAACCCAAAGAACTTAGCCGCAAACTGCCCACTACTTAGAGTACCATCCTCCAGTACTATGTCCCCCCTATTAGACCTAACACCATCCTCAGTAGCATAGCGGTACGCTCTTATAGGGTTACGCAAGGCCGTAGGCACCATTGTCTCAAACCCTCTAGCCAACTCTCCCTGTGCTACCTGTTCGGTTCCTCGCTTCCAACTGGTGATAGTTCCGTAGCTTGGGCCAAGTATTATGGAAAGTAAGTCAGCCTCCCATGTATTGTTAAAGTTGTACTTGCCTGTACCGATTAGCATATTGGCAAGACCTATACGTTCGGACACGTCTAGCCCTGCACCCAAAGCATCAGTGACTCCGTATACACCACCCTTATATACTAACTCTCCTATTGCCTGACGTGTAAGGGTCTCAAAATCTTCTTCTTCATCGCCATGAAACGCAAGGTTAGCAAGTCCTGCTATCATTCCGTACATAGTATTACCGGAAGCACCTGCAAGCAGTAGCACAGCACCTTGTATACCTATGAACTGTTTAGCCGCTTGTCGCCTAGAATAGTCATCTAGTCCAGAACCCTTAAAAGAGTCTATAACGGTCATAAGTTCTGTAAAGTACATCTGTGCGCCAAAGGTTTTAAACATCATGGCGGTACGGAAGATATTTCTTTTCGCTATGGCAGGGGCAGTTGCTATGGATGAGCCGCCATTGGTACGCTGTGTGTCGTATATGGCCTGTGCTACAGCAGCGTCAGACACAGCAGAGGTAGATAGGTCTGCCTCGCCTTTAGCGGCGTTAGGCTCATTGTTTATCCTCTGCATCTCAGTTAGGAACGAACCTATAAGCGTAGACTGCCTTACAAATCTTTCTGCGGTATGAAAAGGTAGCGCAGCAAGCCCAGTTACATAATTAAATGCCCCTGTACTTTTCTTGTCTACCTGTATGTCCAAGGTATCTGCTAGCAAGGATCGCCCTAACAGTCCTCTTGAATCTGCCTCGGCAACTATAGGCATGACTAACTCTAAAAACTCGCGCTTAGTTAGTGTCTTTACTTTGCCGCCCTTGCCCTTCATGTCATAGAAAGGATCATCAAGACTCTCCATGTCATCGCGTATCGTTAGGTTACCGTTTGCATCTGCTACGTAGTAGTTGTCTATAGAGTTACCTACCACTTTCATTTGCTCTACTTTAGAGGTATCCCCTTCTGCTAGGTTTTCCGCACCATACATACGTACCATGTGACTTGTGCCACTGCTGGAAAACAAACGACTGCCTATGGACACAGCGGAGAGCGCATCGTTAAATCCGACACCGGCCTTACCCGCTAAGAAAGGCACGACAACTGTACCTAGGTTAGCCATGTTGACCACCATCGAAGATACGTTAGCGCCTAGCGTCCATAGAAAACTAACCTTGTTAGCAAGCCCAGAAAATGCTTCAAGGTTGCCTGTGGGAGGGTTAACCACAAAGTCAATACTATCCGCGAGGGACGCTTCGATTAACCGCGCTTCGTCTTCTTTAAAGTACCGTCTATCTTTCTTGGCGGCTTCGATAGCAGACTCAGCAGTAGCTATGGCTTTCTCATCACCAGAAGTCTCCGCAGCAAATAGGGCATTCCGCAAGAGCCTACTTTTCTCGTCTAAGTTAGCTAGGTTTTCTTTAGCTACATCAAATGCTTTATACAAATTTCTACTGCTACGCAATGCCGCAATCTGCCTACCCATGCTAAACGCTTTCTGGTCAAAGGAGACCATTACGTCTCGTTCAGAACCCCTGTAGCCTACTCGGTTTTTTAATGCTTTGACGGTAGAAGACTCTGGCAGGGTATCAATAAACAACTGAAGAAACTGTTGCTGTACAGGCTGTGAAACTTTGGCCTTGTTTAGTAACGACAGTGTACTTCCTATAAACTGAATAGGTGGAGGGTTGTCGTTGTACCCTTTAAATAGGTCTTTACGTCCATCATAAGTGTCTATGGAACCTGCGACCACTTCTGGAGCTTTAGACACGGCTAATCTAGCTCTATTCCTAGCAGGTGCATTCTTAAAAGCCTCTACTACGTGCTCGGTGCTGTCCCCAACCGTAACGTCATATCTGAGCCAGTACTCACCCTCACGAGTTAAAGGAAAGTACGGTTCAATGTTTGTGTCCGCAAATATCTTGCCGTATATCTGATCTCTAAGGCCCTTGCGTATACTTGCAGCTACAGGCGTACCATCAGCAGACTCAAGGCCATCTATGAGTGTACCTGTGCAGCCTCATAGTTTGCTAACAGTTCCTTGTATGTATCACGTAGCTGTACGTAAGTATTCTTACCCCCTGCCGCTTGTATTTTTTTGTACAAGGGTTGTAAGTTATCGTAATTATCTAATCTTGCTTGGCTAAACTTTTCTTTTATGGCGGTCTTCTTGTTAGCGGCATTTAGCCTAGCCGCAACTTGATCTCTTTCCGCTTCGGTAGCAAACCCTAGTCGGTTGCCAGTCCTAGTGTTGGTCAGGTAGTAGTCACTGTACACTTTCCTAGGCTTGGTGGGGTCTGCACTTAGCTCTGGATCTCTAGTGCTCTCTATAACCAACTCACTAAAGTCTTCGTTCAAGTCAGGGTTAGCTTTTAGCCACTTGTTTATTGAGTCACGAGTAGCACTTAACCTCTTAGTAGTTTCAGTCTGTGCAGCTACAGACGCACTTAGTAACTTGTCTATAACCTCGCCGTCAACTATGTTGAAGTTTCTCTTGAGAACTTCGGCTAGGCCAGACGAATTTAAAAATTTAAGCCCTACGGTTTTAGCCCCTATAGGTATAGTAGAGGTAATAAAATTGGCTACAGAGTCAGCGGCAACTACAGCAGGTTGTTTGCTACGCTCTCTGCCACCTTCATACATAGCCTTACCTAGCTTGTCAGCTAGTGTGCCTATAGTGCCTTCCTTAGAAGCCATCAACAACTCACCTGCATTGCGTGACTCAGGTGCAGGTGCTAACAAGTTTTTAATCTCCAAGTCTAACTCAGATAACTTTTTCTGAGCCATATCTGGATTGGGTTTGTCTATGGGTGTTGAGTCCGCCCCTAACTTACCTCGTATAAAGTTAGACACTATATTTACAAATCTCTTGCCTATGCTTGTGTTTGAGTCTTTGCTGTATATGGTAGCTAACTCTTGTACAAATGCTTCGTTACTCATGTACTCGGACACAAACTCATCTAAGTTGTTAGACCCTTCGTCTTTACTTAGGTAAGGCTTGGCCTCGTTATACAGCGTGTTTAACTTAGCGGTAACTCCTGCACCCTTGTTAGCTATCGTGGCAGACACAAGTGCGTGAGTCATCTCATGTAGTAGCGTATGTTCATTGAGACCTGTCCCCACGTCTAGCTTGATCGTGTTTGTCTGTGGGTCAAATATGCCCCTAGCACTTACGCCTCTCTTGTCTTCTAGGCCGACAACTAGCTCTACCTTAGTGGTGCCTACAGAGTTAGAAAACATACGAGATATACTACCTATGCGCTTATTACTAGCATTAGCGCCTAAACGAGTAAGAGCACCTTTAAGATTACCTTTTTTCAAATTAGCTATTTGACCTTGAGATAAAGGTGCTACAGGATCACCCATTATGCTTTGGCGCATTACAGGATTAGATTTGTTTATTTCGGCAATTTGTTGAGATATTCTCGCTTCAAAACTAGGGTCTATATTCAGTAGTGCGTCAGCTAGAGTAATTACTTCACTTAGTACAGTGTTAGCCCTAGCGGGTAGGTTTAAATACTCCCGTATAAGAGATACAAATTTGTTAAATACACTAGTCTCTTTGTCGTAGGGAATACTTTCTAGTAATTCTTGCGCTCTTTTGTCTGTAAGGCCATAAGTAAGTAGCTCGGCGGGAGCTTCATCCATATTTGTATTAAGCAACGCCTTTTCGTCAGGGGTTAAATCGCCACCCAAACTTCGTAGCCTTTTAAATTTATCTTGTACTACGGCATATACTTTGTCTAAATCAACAGCAAGTTGAGCGTATTCCTTGCCTACGAATTCTGGGTACTTCTTGGCTAACAGCAAACCTGAATCAGTAGCAACGTGTATTAGCTCATGTAAAGTAGTTTTAAGTTCTATAGGCTTACTATGTAGTCTTTGGTTCCCAGCTTCGCCGTTTAAAGATAAAACTATAGTGGTAAAGCCATCTTCTTGCTTAATTATTGTCCTAGTCGTTCCATATGGGCGTGAACCGTCCGTATACTGTAGGCCGTCCTTCATTATCGTAGCAATTTTAAAATTTTTGGGTAGATCTGCCATACTTTTTATGCGAGCTGCCACACTAGATGCTATCTGCCTATAAGCGGGGTCTTTGATTTCCGTAGATATGTACTCAGCCATACTTAAAACCGCTAATTTACCTCCATCTAGCTCGTCTTTTATAAAACCGCGCAGTACCAAGTCCAACTCTTTCCCTTGTATCTCTTCGCCTTCGGTCTGTCTTGAAGCTGTGTCATCTACAGGAGTCTTTACAGGAGGCTTTACAGAAGGCTTTACAGAAGGCTTTACAGAAGGCTTTACAGAAGTCTCTACAGGAGTCTTTACAGAAGTCTCTACAGAAGTCTTTACACCCTTACCTTTCTTTGAGGTACGTTTTTTACCTAGGGTAAGCGTACCTTTTATACCTTCTCTAGTAGTAGTACTAGACTTGTCATCGCTAGGCTTTTTGTCCGGCGTTGTAACTT